CATTATTCCCATTCCGTCTAAACAATGTAGAGTTAATTTATAATCAACAACATTTTCTCTTTCTCTGAAAATCTGAAAAACTTTACCGTCGAATATTTTTCCGTATGCTCCATTTATATATCCGGCTTCAACAACTACGCGATTACCTTCTTTTATGATCTCGCTTTCTGTTGGCCCATTGAGATTGTAAATAATAATATCGCCATAATAATAAGCTTGGTAGCCAGGACGATCAATATTAAAAGTACATCGCAATGCTCCGCTTTTTACTTCATAATCTGATGTAGATATTTCCAATATTTTACCATTATCAAGATAGACGCTTATTTTCCATTGTCTGCCGAATAAAGGATTTTCACTGCTCATTTATTGTCACCTACTACCAATGTATAATCGATTCCTAAATTAGATGATGTCGGCATGTCAGAGGGTAAATTTGATACATTGATTATATACCACTCACCAATCCCCAAATATTCAAATTGAGCAAGTAAATTACCTGCTGGATAAATGCTTGCAAAAAGTGGTATAGAATCTACTATTATAGTATTTGTAGATGGATTTCCTATAGTAAGCACCCAATAATTAGCTATCTCATTAAATCTCACTGTCAGATTAAACGTTACGTTAGTATTATTAATATTAACAGTTGTTTGTAAATTTTGGTTAGGGGAGTTTGTAAGTGGAATTGTTTGTAACATATTAAATTCCCCCTGTTGCTGTTGATAAAAATGATCCTGTAGGTGCGGCACTTGCGTTTACTGTACCACTGTTAGTTTGTGTAGATACATTAGGGCGATCGCTCGTAGTAGTTGTAAAAATTTGCGCAGTTATAATTTGTTTGAAATTAACAGTAAATCTACCACCAAATTGTGTTTTATAATCATCAGGTGCATGTATTGATTCTATTAGCATATTACCGTAATTAATTAATCTAGTATGAATACTTAGAGGTATTCTGTTTTGCATTAAATCAATTAATGTTCTATAGGCAGATATGCTTTTTGTATATGCCCCTGTCCAAGAATTAGGCCCTAGCGTATCCATTGCATCAGACATGCCAATTTCCATAACTAACTTGGATGGCATTTGATAGGCATGATCGGAAATATTAGCACCTGTTTGTACAGGATGTTCAGTTATTTTCATTTCTGTGGAATGTTCCACTTTCATGATAGCATCAAAAAAATAAGCCATTGAATTGGTCGCTATACTTGTTTTTACCATGAATAACTGTTGTTGATCTTTGGGTAGGTTGTTCCATTGTGGCGGTCTCCACGGCCCTGTTGATGTGTCTGGAACTGTATCGGAAGGCGGAGAATTAAAGTATGAACTTAATTCATTATAAGTTGCGTAAACATTACTAAGAGAATTTAAACTCATAAAATAATTCCTCCTTTATGGCATGATATTTTGAAATTCATTAATTTGTCTAGCTGTTTGTTTACTTGTAGCATCTTGCATGGCTTTAAGAGTTGCGAAATAGACATCATTTTCATTCGCATTGGCTTTAGTAACCGTCACTGCAACATCGCCTATAGTTGTATGTGCAATATAGTTTCCACCGCCAAGGTTTTGATAAGCGCCACTACTGGTCATCGCATTATAATTTTGAGCGCCTTGTGCAAATCCACTAGAGTTACTACCTCCACCAGACCCACTGCCACCGCCCATTACCTTATTGACATATCCCGCTTCATATGATGATGAACCGTATTTTGCATAGCTTTCTGCACCACCTCCACCGCCATTCCATGCGGCGGCTACTTGATTCCAATCTCTATATTGCTGATAAAGTTCAGTCATTTTATGCCTAGCAACTATTTCTTGATTAGCGGCAGAGTATGGAGCATCAGGGGATAATCCAGCAGCTTGCGCCCAGGAAGGCCAATTATTGGCGAGTATTTGATACTTGCCTCCCATGTTCCAATAACCTTCGTCCATATGAGGTGGTGAATTATAATCACCGCCTGATTCAACACGACCAATATTCTGCATAAACTTTGATAGTTCATCCCCTGTTATTCCTTGAGCGTTAGAGGACGAACTATTATTACCTGTAGAAAAATTAGTATCCATACCGAGATTGTTGGAGGTTTCTCCCATAGCATTTAGCTTAGTATTAAATAGTGGATTTACTGATGATGCGCTTGATGCGTGCGCTACCGACATTCCAAAATGATTACTACCGACACTACTTCCTCCTGCATTATACTGTCCTACGTGTGAGGCGTGTTGTTGATAATCCTTCATAAACTCGCGGCCTCTTTCAGCGGCGGCCGAAAACTTACCCTGCGCTACTAATCCAATCATATCAAATATTCCAGCAATTGCTCTGCCCATGTAGGCGAATTCTCTTACAGCTTCTGTAATAAAATCTATAAAACCGTGAGGTTTAATGCCGAATAATTCATTTACTAAATTAATGACATTCCATAGACCTTTACCAAGACTACTGACGGCTTTACCTATATCTAGAAACATTTTTGCTATTTCCAATAATGCGCCAGAACTAACCAATGTTTTAATAAAATCTTTAGCAATGGATACCAACGATTCAAACAATTCTTTAATTTGCTTCATTATTGTTTTATTATCGTCCATATTTCTAAGCAATTCTCTCCATATTGGAGCTAATTCATTAGAAGATTTACGACCATCCATATAAGCATATAAATCATCCAGTGCTAATAATAACGAGGTTACGACTATTCTGGCTTTCATTAAAGGCCCCATAACAAAAAAAGCGGTTATTACCGCACCTAATCCAGATAAATGTTTTTCACCCTTGTTCATTGATTCCCATAATTTTTCAAATATCCCTATTGCCGCTTGCGAATAATGAATAATTGTTTTAAATAAATTAACCGTCATTATAATCCAATTGGCGATTTTATCAGTTATTTGCGGCATATTAGTCGCAATATAATCATTGAAATCTTTAAGTTTGTCCTTAACACTTCCTAGTGGGCCACCTAACTTTTCAATCAACATATAAGAAATCCACATTAAAGAATATTCGGCTTCGAGTTTCATTCTAACAAATTCAAATCTCACATTTCTTGCATCTTTAAAAGCAGTTTCACCGCCAGCACCTACTGACATTTGACGTTGTTGTGCTATTAATGAGAAATATTGCTGACGTTGTTCAGGATTCCACGCTACCGCTTCTATTGTTGTACCCATAGCCTTTAAAGCCATATCCATCTCTCTAGTGGCTTCAACTGTCATGTGCATAGTAAGTGCCATGTTCTGATATTTAATGTCGGCCTGTACTACTTTATCAACCATTGCAACTGTTGCTGTTGTAACGCTAGCTAATGCCCCTACGATTTCCGTTGACGCTTGTATAAAATGCTTACTCATTTCCTTGGTGTACTGTCCAACTTGATGGGTCGCATTTGATAATGCACTATTAAATTTATTAAATTCATCATTATTTACAGAAAACCCTAAAGAAACAAGATATGATTTCAATACATTTGCATCCATATAATCACCACACTTTGTGATTTATTTGTTTTTCTTGTCCATAAAATCTTGATATCTTACTTCATTTTCTTTTCTAACCGATGCCATTTCATGCCAATCCAGAAGATCTTCAAGTATGTAAGTACCATCACTTAATTCATATTGTTTCCATTCTTTAGCGATGACAGGACTCCATAAGTATGCATCTATTGTTGGGTATTGAAGAGGGGTATATCCTTCACTGATGCCATTAATTTCTTCAATGACCCGTCGTTGAAAAAACTTGCTATGTTAAAGGTTAGAACATGAACGCATAATGCCACTACAGTCATTAGATCATATTCAAGGTCTGGTAATAACCATTTCCCTTTTTCCATCATTATAGGCATAGGAACTTCGGCATTCCCCACTGCTTCATATCTTTTTGTTCCGCACATACAATAATCTATTAAGTCGCTAAATTCTTTTTCAGTCATTAATTGTCTACCTTCTGGAAGATTGCCCATGTTTAATTGTCCATCCATTCCCATAGGCGCGATTTTGGTAAATATTTGTGCTGCAATCCACATAGCAATCTTGGCACTGAACTTTTCTACTCTATATTTAGTTCCTTCTATTTCTATATCTTTAAAACGCTCTACCATTTAACTACCATTCCTTTCAAATTAAATTGTTGGGTTCTGGATGTCACTACACATCAAAGTCCATGTCACATTGCCGCCTTGTTTAGTGTAGGTTTTGTCGGGAATATTCTGCGGGCTAATACCCGTGCAAATGTGAGAAGTTCCATTTAGGGTATTTCTCAACAATAATGAAGCACTTACCCAATTGGAAATATCACCATTATTTAAATTGTTTTTTATAGTATTAAACCATTTATATAGAAAACCGTTTAAGCTAGATGTCATTTGACACTCAATAGCAATTGTTCCATTATCACCAGCAACCGCACTAACTTGTACCGTGCCATCTGATGCAACTTCATGGACGGTTTTTTCAGTTGCCATGTGGACTACAGCTTGACCAAGACCTATAGTGCCACCAAATGTATAAACGCCTGCTAATGGATGGTAAAAAGCACCACTGAGGTCTTTAAAGCTGTAAGTAGTATAAGTAGACATATAATTACCTCCTAATTTTTATTATTATCAATATTTCCTGCCAATAAATTCCATGTAATTGTTCCACCTTGTGTAGAATAGCTTTTATCTGGCTGTTTTTGTGGACTAATCCCTGTAATGTGATGTGTAGTGCCATTGTGGATATTGCGTAAAATCATTGCACCATTTGCCCAATAAGACACATCAGGACTAGATTGATTAATCATATTTGCCTTTAGCGTATTAAACCAACTAAGAAAATACTTATTAATATCAGAATTTTGCTGACATTGTATAGATACTGATCCATTAAAAACGGCTACAGGCCATATAATAATGCCACCATCTACTCCAATATCTTGGATAGTATTATCGTTTGCCATTGTGATGGTTATTTGACCAAGACCATTTAATTCATTAATTGATCCTATTTGCATATTGCCTATTAAGGGGTGTGAAAACACCCCACTAAGGTCTTTGAAACTGTATATTATAGCCATAATTTACCGCCAACTTTCAGGAAAATTAAGAATAGCAAATTCACCATGTAGCTTTATAGCTGCTATATCATAAGCTTTTGCTGCTTCTTCTCTAGAATCAAAAATACCAATATATACTTGTTTACGATTAATTTGTATTTTTGTTGACCATTTTTCTTTCGGCAATGCAGTGATACTCCTCTATAACCGGATGAATTTTTATATATGGTATTACAATTATTTTGTGATCTTGTGGCTATTCGTAAATTT